TGGATGCCACTGTTGCGGTCGAGCCGTTCCCGAGCCATCTGGATATACGACACCTGCTGGTTCGTAATGCCGCCAAGTTCAATCGGAATCACACGGTCTCGGTCCAGACCCTCAACGGGGACTACGAAGTTGTCGGGCTGAGACTTAACATCCTGCATCAACTTCTTGGACTTGGAGTCAACCAGAATCAGCCGCTTGTACTGCGCGGCGGATCGTGCGGCAGATCGGATGTGCGCATTCAGTTCATCTGCCTGGCCCAGGCTTGCCATGATTGGCGACAGGGGGTAGGACGAGTCTGGGACATTGTACGCACCAAAGAATGTGTACGGCCCAGTCTTGGGGCCGTAGTAAGGCCGAGGCTCTCGAATGTAATCGACCTTGTCTGGATCGCTTTCGCCGCCGGTCTGTCCGACTGTGATGGTGTAGATAGTCCCATGGAAACCAAACTCGACGCCAGGAGAGTCATCCAACTCCACTTCAGGAACCCAGATGTCGTAGCAAACGACCTCATTCCTCGAAGGCACATCCCGCCCACGGTTCTTCTCATAGTAGTCCTCGGTCCCGATATCGGTGCCAAGCCCCTCAAGTACGTTCGAGTTCCAACTTGGGTCATCCTTTGCCTCGTCCAGCAGATCGTCCTTGTCACGAATCCACATATGACCCGAGTACCTTGCCTGATCAAATGACAGGGCCAGGGGGTCTACGATGAGTCGCTTGGGGGGGATCCTGTAGCACTGCGGCCAGTATGAGCGGAGGTTGGACTGTGGGTCGTATGTTTTCGCTGGCTGCTGGGTTGTGATCGTCGCACCAAAGGAAATCAGCATGTCGTAGGCAATGCGAATGAGTGTGCCACGGATATCCGTATCTCGGATCCAACGATTCAGACCGTGCTCCAGGGCGGAGGCAGACTGTCCTTGTGTCATTGGCCGTCTCGTTCGGGCCTCGACCCTCGGGTTGTCGTGGACAATCCTCGGTATCGTCAGGGACAGGTACTCATAAACATGATTGTCTGGGGCAGATTCTCCACGCTCACCACTGGGGCCAGCGGGTCCAACGTATTCGTCAATGATGTCACGATAGTGCTCCAAGTGGGAGTCACGGTATCTCTCCGCCGCTTGGATCTCGGAATACAGATTGGTTGCAGAGGTATCAAGCATGTTTTACACCATTGAGGACGGGGGAAGCATTGGGTTGGCCGGTTGTTGCATGGCCTCTCCAAACTCCTTGGGAATAAAGGAGCCAAATCTGTCTTTCGACGTTTGTCCAGACAACTGCATGAATGCGAGTATTTCCCGCATCTTGCCCGTGTCGTAGCCTGGGATCATGGGGAACCCGGTGCCCAGTTGACCGCCCCCATAGCCACCAAATCCGCCGCCCTGACCACCGACCAAGGGGTTCATGCTGGGCTCAGTGGACAAATTGAGAAGACCAGAGGAAGTAGTCGGTCGGGTCTTGCCCGGCCCCTTCCCATAGTCAACGTCGCCCTGCATTGGGTTCATGTTTAAAAAAGGCATTGCTTAGTACCCGGCCTTCCTGACCTTCTTACCGGTCTTTTTGGCTGCTTTCTTAGCCGCCTTCTTGCCCTTGGCTGTGTATGGAAACTTTTTCTTTCCTACCTTCGGCATTTATCGGTTCCTTATCCTGGTAAATCCCATTTCACCAAACAGAGTCACAACCATGTCAACCAACTCATCCGGCGTCTCAGCAACCAGTACCGCAAACGGTGGCCCAGACAAGTTGTCATCCTGAACATAAAGCCACCCTGAGATATCTCCAGTCTTCATCACACAAATAACGTCTTCCGCCAGGTCCGCAAGTTGTTCTCGGGCATATTCATCCATCCATAGACTCCCAGACTTCGGCGTGATTCATAACATCACCCATGGTCCCACGGACATACTTGGGGATGATGATGTCAAAGTGCGGAGCCTCAGCGCGAAGAAACACGCACCCCGCATAGGCGATCACGCGATCACCGTGTGACTCTCGGGCACCCGTTCGTTCGTCTCGCATGGTGCCGGGTCCAATGCTGCCGTCCTCGAAGTAGACATACTCCAGCATCTCCTTGAGCCCGGCCTCAGAGTGGACTGTGATTTCGTTTCGCGCCAACGCGCGAGACAGGGCCGACAGGAGAATCCGCTTGCTGCGGCGGTCACTACGCCATCCATAACTGCGAGTGGCACGATCCGTCTTCTGTCCTACGCTCCGCTGGTAGTAGACGTTCAGGTAATCCTGACGACGCATGTCCTCGTAGAACGCCTCGCCTGGTCCGTTGACTTCCCATCCGATGAACGCTGTACTGGATCCACTGAAGATGGTTCTACCAGCCAGGGACGCCTCCTCCGCCAGGTCATGGGGAGAGATGAAGGGATCCACAAACTCGGCCACAACCTTGCCATCACCAATGCTCATGGCAGCGATGGCCGAGTTACTAGATCCCTTGCCCGATGAGATGTCCGCAAACATCACATAGTTGTCCATCTCCGGTAGATCCCACACATACCAACGACCCGCGTCCGCCTCGACAAACTTGCCCTTGCTAATCTCACATCGGACTGACTTCTTGACATGGTTCTGAATGTGTCGGGACACAGAGGAGGAGGAGAAGAACAAATCACCAGAGGTTGTGTGGTCGATCAGGATGTTCTGGCCAATGTCAGACACATCTCCACGACGGGCAACCTGACGCCGGAACCAGGGCGTGTCCCAGTACCACCTTCCAGTCGTGCCAGTCATGCTCCCATCTTCGTCCATCGTCCACACACGGCCATTGCCCTTGTAGGGGTGGTCCCAGTATCCGAGAGTTACAATCGAAGGGGAGCCTTGTTTGATGCCACGTTCCCAGAGACGGGTGAACTCCGTACCCGCGCCCAGGGGAGTCGAGTTCGCAATCCTGCAAGATGTCGTGTCCGCCGCAGATTGCCAGGCGGCACGCCCGTTCTGCATGGACGCCATCTCATCAAACAACACGAAAGTACGACGGCCACCACGGCCAATGTGCTCGGTCGTAGCCTGGCCTGTGATGGTCGTCATAGTCTTTGGGTTCACCAGTTGCATGTGGCTCCGGTACTTTCCGCCTCTCCGCATCTCCTCGTACTTGGCCGGGAGCATGCTGGGCGGAAGGTTCTGGATGATGTAGTCGATCTTCCAGAACAACGTGTCGGGGTCACCCGTGCGATCAACGAGATCCTCCACACGGGACGTGAGCAGGATTTGAGAACCAGGGGAAAAGAGCCACTGCCAAACCGCAGTGGTAATGCAAATCCAAGAGGCACCCATGTCTCGGGACTTGTCGATGAGGACATCACGACCCTCTTGGATACCCGCGTTGAGTTCTCGGAAGGCGTCGTTCTGGACGGGCCATGTGATGAATGGGACGTGCTGCTCAGTGGCAGGCACCTCTCGCCCCTCCTCGTCCACCGTCTTGACGTTATATGTCCACGCAAAGTAGTTCACCCAGAACAGGATGGACTTACGACACAAGTCGAGCACACGCTCCCTGGTGGAGTCATGCTCGATTGCGAAGAGGAGGAGTTCGCGTTCTTCTTTGTTCCGATCTGGATCTGACCAGATTACGGTCCCGGAATCAGGGTCATCCCAACAGTTTGGGATCTTGATCTCCGACGATTTCGGAGGGGAGGGCGCGTCCTGCGTCTTCTTTGGTCGGGTTGTTGTTCCTTCGGTCTGTGAGTGCATTGAGTCGTTGGATAATATGGGCAATCGGTGGGGTCACATTGGACATTTCAATGCTCCCCCCGTCCGGCCCGGACATTTCGAGTTTCTTCTTGGGGTTGAACAGTTCGGGGTAGAAGGCCCGGAGGTACATTTCCTTGCCCCTCGGGTCGCCGTCGTTGAACGCCTCGCTGTAGCCGACCGCGAAGGCGGTCTCGGCCAGTTCGTCGTAGATTGCGAGGAACTGCTTGCGGTATCCCGGCGAGTCCTTGACCCACTTGTAGTGGCTACTACTGTCAATAGCCGCAGCCTTGGCGGCCTTCCGCACGACCAGGATGTCCTTGAACTTAGTCAAGAATATCTGCTGCCTCTTGGTGAGGGGGCGAACCGGCGCACCCGTGGCCTCGTCTTCCGCAACTTGTGCGCGAATACGTTCCACGGTCTTGGGCCAGGGTAGTCCGCCTCTGCTCATTGATACCTCGCAATGTAGAGGTAGACAGTGAGGGTCTTGGTGTCGGTGGGATCTTCAACAATGAATGACAGTTGCCCGGAACACGCCATGCCATTGTCAAGGTCTGCCTGAGTAATGACCGTGTCAGCGGACAGGTTTTGCCCCTTAGCGTTGAGGACATCGACCCCAAACTCATCGTTGATCGTGATGTCGTAGTTGTCGTCTGGTGCGTCTGTCTCATCCACAAAGCACTGGACAACGAACCCATAGTAACTGTGGGTTGTCGGGCCAAATGTTTCAGGGTCGGTGGTCGTCATCGTAATCTCCGCCTTGACGACCATCATTGCCCTGTCATGGTATTCGGTAAATGTAACTGCCATATTTCACCTTCGGCTTTATCGCCGGAAAAGTCTTCTGTTTCGTTTCATCATGCTCTTGCGTCCACCCGATCTCATAGTCGTTGTTCTTGCCTTGCCCGCTGCTCCGCCACCCTCGACATACTTGACGGTCAACTTCGGCCTGTATTGAGTAGTGGAGTGTTTGCTTGATGCAAAGACAAACACATCCTCTGCTATACTCACTTGAGGCAGAAGCAAGAAGTTCAGAACCTTGCCTCGATTATCCACAGCGTCCCTAACAATCGACGTGATGTCATAATCAATCGGACCTGTAGAGGTGGGTAAGTCACCCAAAGTCACGACTTGATCGGATGCCGCAGAACCGCCAGCACTCGACCAACTAATGCTGGTCGGGTATGCGAAGGGCCACGTCGGAGAACCAGAGGACTCTACCCAGTCGGTTTGCGAACTTCTGTTTGCTTGAAACGCCACATTATTACCCGAAGCCCCCGATGTCACATACAACGTAAAAATGCCAGATGTCACGATTGCGTTGTCTGGGATCTCATCCATCTCTATCATGGTGATGACTCTTTTATATCTCAAAGCACCCTTTACAAGGTTAACCTGTATCTCAAATGTCTCGGAGGTACTATTTAACCCAGCACCAAAGTCTGACATCCAGCCATCTTGGTTTGTGCCAGCACCAGATACCCCGTCTTGGAATGTAACAGTCTGAGCCATTACTCTTCCTCACCCTCGACATCAAGACCCTCTATCACATCAATACCATATTGAAATCGGACGGTTCGACACTCGTGTCCGCCAACCTCAAAGTCCCTGCAAACCTTTGGCCTATGTTTGTACTGGCTGCATCTCATATTAGAATCCACCCACGCGCATGGCATTCCCGATCTACGGCCCGTTGCATTGTAAAGTGCAAGTTCAACTTGGATATCATTGGGCAATAGTTCAAGTTCACCACTTCCAAATGGCGGTATGCCTGCGTCCATGCAGCACGCACCGCAATCATTACAATTATCTATGACGTGCAGTTCCATTCTTTTTCTTCATCTGATTTGCCATGAGCATCAGGTTCATGTTTTCTACTTTTTCCCACTCCAGGGGAAGAACTTCCATAACCAGGCAAAGAACCCGGTCGAAGCCAGAATCGCACCGCCAGCAAAGGCGGCAATCGAACATACCAATATGGTTCCAAGGTCATCCATTTGATTTGGATCTCCGAATAGTTGCCAACGACTCAACGGCCTCCGCAGCCTCTGAGTCACTCAGCGTCGATGGAAACTCGTCCGAGCGTATCGTCTCTGCAATCTTCTTTGCCTGCTTGGATGTCTTCCATCTGTCCCATAAGCGTCCAAGGAAGAATACCAAAGCAGCAAGACCCGCGATGCCTGCAATCACCGCTGCGGGGATTACGAGGTGGTCAAGCACCCGAAGAAGGACAATCGGGGATATCGCAAGAAGAACCCCAACTACAAGCAGGGTAATGAATTGCTTTCGATCAAGGATAAAGAAGGCGGGGATGGCCGCCAAGAGAAACAGCCCGGACGCGAATGTGATCGGCCATAGGCTGCCAGTTGAGAATGCAGAGTCCACAAGCCCCCCTGCGGACTGTGAATCGGCTCCGGTAGATGAAAGGGTAAGCCCCGTATGCTTGGCCGATGTTGAACAGCCGGGAGGAATGAGCAGGAGGGCCGTGGATAATTTCAGCACACGGGTCATGGGATACGCCCCGCATCTAGTGTCGTCTCAACCCTTTGAAGGCGATCAGTCAACATCCTCTGGTTGGCCGCAACCTCCGTCAGAAGCCGGTCATGTCGGAGCCATCCAAATATACACAGAATGAGAATTGGGAAAACGATACCCAAGAGTGTGAGCCAATCCTTCACACTCAGAGTAACGATTTCCGAAGGATTCCCTTTACGGGTCACATCTGAACTCAGATTCTCGGACAACCTATGAAGGCCCCGGAAATGGTCGCCTTTCGCATATCTGTACGCACCAACCCTAACAAACATCTACACAAATTGCAAAATAAAACACCCCCATCGGGAGTCGATGGGGATGTCGGACGAAGCGCAACAAGCCCCCCGCCCTGGCGAAAGGTGATTAAGTTATAGACTCCGGGTCGTAGTCGGGCAGTTGTCTCTGCTCGTATCCAGATGGTGCGTGGTTACTTACGCGACGATCCTCCGCCCCAAATGGAAACCTCGCACACTCACCCTCCAACACAAACAGGTGGAACGCATTTCCAATGTCGTGCTTGCGGGATTCTGCCGGATACAACTCCGCAGCCTCGTGCTCGGGACCGATAAGTGTGTTCTTGATCTCCTGGAAGTCCCGCCAGTCATGCTTGGCTGATTTATCCATGTTCTGAATACTCAGGCGGATGATCCCCATCTCTTCCATCGGGATCTTCATCACAATGTATTCCCCGTTTTCGTAGACCCTGAAACCCCGACTCATGTAAGAATCATAGACGGAGTCAGCCTCCTCCTTCGAACACTGGTGCTCACTCATCGTCCGAGCAGAAAATATGACCGGATCCGGTAGATCCTTCCTAAATTGCTTGGTGACGTCCCTGAACTTCATGAATACAGGATATAAGGCGACGGCAGTCCC